TACTATTAATTTATTATCTTTCTCTTTATCTATATCTATATCTTTATCTAAACCTTTATCTGCGTGCGTCTTTGTTGCGTCTTTGTTGCGTCTTTGTTGCGTCTGCCGTCCAGAGCGTTCTATCAACCGAGTATCATCAATCGGATTCCCACCCGTCAAAGAGTAACTACCGTTATCCTTTAAAAGCAGCATTTTCTTTTCGTCTGTATATGATGTTTCAGCATACCGATCTCTTGACAAAGTGTTGTGCATTCTCCAATGCTTAATTACAATCACGCCGTCCTCAAATGTAAGAACAAACCTTTTTGCAATCAATAATCGCAGGTCATCTTCACTTGCTCCTATGATTTTCATTATTCTTTTTGTATTTCCAATGAATCCATCATCGTCAGCTCTCATGTTAAGATGAAAATATAAGCACTGAGTTGACAACGGCATCTCCAGGAATGCATCACTGTCAACGATTTTCATTGTAAACATTCGCTTCTGAGCCATTTATCTATTCCTCTTCTCTCCAATCTAATTTCTGTCCGCATCTAGTACAGTATTTACTAACAATATCTATGTTGTAATTACAATTTGGGCAGTTACCGCAAGCACCAACTTTTATTTTTTTGCCTACTCCGAAGTCTAAATATGTTTCGCTCAAGTTGTTCACTTTCCTCGGAATCTGCTTCTCAAGTGCTTTAATAGCTTCTTGTCTAGTTTCTAAATCAACCATAACTAATCCGTCTGGAAGTTCCGGGTATCTTAATTTTTTGATTGTTTCTTTATAATTCTCCTTTACTAATTCAAAATATTCTTCTTTCCATTTCAGAACATTATGGAAATCATATGAACTATATCCTACGTGGTAATAATCCTCGCCAACTTTCTTGTATTTTAATTCAAAATATGGCTTGTCATCTACGATTCTAAAAATCTGTTCTAATTCCGTTACAATTTCCTTTTGAACTCCAACAAGAATACTTGCTTTTTCCATTTTGTTAATCCTCCGCTCCAAACTTTTTTTCTTAATCTATGCTGATAATTTTTCGCTATTCGCTCAAGAGTGCTATAAGCTGGTCTCAGCGTGCATCTTTCTTTGTATCCGTCACATTTAGTTCCGAATAGGATAGCGTTTCTACATATACCGTCTTGGCTAGCGCAACATTTATTCATTCTTCATCTCCTTCAACTGTTTTACTGCTTTTCTATAATCCCTATTCGCAGACCGGAACATCATCAAGAGTATTTCAGATACAGGCCTTGTCCGATTTCTTCGCTTTGCTTTTTTGATGCATGTAAGATCATTTGCTTCCGGTACATATATTCCTACATAATGTGGAATTTCAAGGGATACCGCAGCGCATACATCTGTCGGCATAACCAGGTAGTTATAATCGCCAACAAAATTCAACCCATGACCAGAACGAAAATCTTCAGCTGATGATTTAACCTCATAACAATAGCAGTCACCTTTTTCTATCCCGGACACGCTATTATTCACCGGCACGAACCGCATATAATCCACCCTTACCGCATGATCTGTCGAATAATCGAATGTCACTTCCTTAGCCCAATAAATACGTGGATCATTGTGAGGATTGATTTTCTTTTCGATCATTGCTGATAGTTTTGCTGTAATCTCAGATCTTGTCATTTCTTCATCTCCTCCAACTTCTTCTCAGCTTCTTCATGGGTGGGGAATACGGTTTTACCTATCTCTCCCGCGAAACGCTCCAATTTAAAACCATCTGCATATCTAAAGACAATATCAGTGATTCCAAATGCTGACATATCAAAATGATGTACTCTAAGCTCACGGATTGTGCTATTAACAATACACCATAGTTTTTCTCCCACCTTACACGGCAATCTCACAAGCAAGCCCTGTTCTTCTAGGTCTTCATAATCGGCAAGTTTTTCTAAAATCATTCTACAATGATGTGCATTCATTTCGCATGGTTCAATTTTTAAGCCCTGATCTTTAAACCAAATCATCTTATCTAATTTTTCTGTTAATCTCTCCATCTACTTCACCTCTTCCATCTGACTTTCTATAGTATCTGCAAGTAACTTCAAGGACTTAATAAGCGAGTCAATCAATGTTCTGTCTGGGTTTTTAGCAAATGCTCTGACAAGGTTTATAGCATCTTTGATCTTCTTCTCATCTTCAATTACGTCTGATGCTTCTACTAATTCATATCCCAGTGTAAGGCTGGCATTTCTTGTTAGCTCTTTATTGCTATAGAACTTTAATATATCCGGGATCTGCTGTTCTTCAAAGGGATATGGATACGCTTCTTTTCCACCGTACCATCTATATCCTTGTTTCTTTGCTGCTTTCAGAATATTTTCATACTCTTCATGTGTTATGACTAATACGCATTTATTCGCTAGATCAATCATCTACTTCTCCTCTCCTTTTTCAATCCATCTCCACCATAGGACCACGTATACTGTTCTTTTGAAAAATAAACCGCAACGCTCTTTATGAATCGAATCAAAATTCTCTCGTCCAATCTCCATTGCTCTTTTCCGTGCCTGATCTAATGTTTTGCACGGCTCTTGACACAAAAACCACATGATTACTTCACCTCTTTCGTAATTGCATCAATACAAGCGTTCCAGCCAACAGCAATAATATCTTTTTGTGATTCTACATTGTCAATGGGAGCAATATATTCTTTCCGCTCCGGCAATGGTTTCAATGGGCACCAACCGGGGATTACATCATTGTTTGGAACTCTCCTACAATGTATTGCTCTGCACCAGAAAGTACTTATAAATTTACATTTTCCACAGTTTTCTGGTGTATCAATCACTAATACTGATTTACTCATTTTCTTCCTCTTTATCTTTCTCTGGCAAGTCCATAAGCGGACACCAATCAGGTCTAATACTCAAATCTGTAATATCTCTATTGTTTACTCTACAGAACGGGTGAAGCACTCCGCTGCGTAAAACGCATAAAGCACAATATTTTGGCGTATTTATCACTAATACTGATTTACTCATTTGTGTTCCTCCATTTCTAAATCAAATAATGTTAATTGTGATCTGAACTCGTTCAACCGTTTTTGGGCTGAATCGTAATAATCTTTATTGATTTAATAGCCGACATATTCCAGACCGTATTCCTCATATGCAATCAGTGAGCTTGCACTCCCCACATGCGTATCAAGCACCATCATTCCTTTCTGCAGATATTTCTGGCAAATCCACCTGTATAGATTTACTGGCTTCTGTGTTGGATGAATTCTCTTTTCATTTAATTTCTTATTTCCTTGTTGAACAGTTCCTTCAGCAATTGATTTCCCCTGAAACATTCCTCTCCACATGTATCTGAATATATCTACTCTTCTTGTTAGGCTGTTGAACGCAATTTCTGCATCAGACTGGTCGGAACCATCATTGCATTTATCCCATATAATCATCCCGCCAGCCATTGGATAATCAAAATAATTTGCTCCCCATATAATTTGATTTTTAGAAACTCTGAACAATTGTTTAAAATATTCAAGTTCAGGAGGCGAATTGTCCCATCCGAAATTTTTATATCCTCCGTCTGGAACGTATATAGAACTTCCATTTTTCTGCTTTACATATTTACTTCGATTCTTTCCTCCATGCTCTTTTATTCCATATGGAGGGTCTACAACTGCCACATCGAAGTAATTATCTGGAAAGTCTGGGAGAAAATTCATGCAGTCACCGCAAATAAATTCTCTTTGCATCAGTGTTCCTCCTGTAATAATTCTGGATTGTCGAAAATGTTTCCAACTACTTCCATTTCGCATCTTTCGATATAATATTCTGTCAATGGCATTGGCCAGCAGAATGGTTCGCATCTGCTGATTGCATCTGTCGAAACAACCTCATAATGCCATCCGACAACTTTGTCTACTATGGAGCCGGTTTCAATATTTCTTACACCAAATTCTCCAAATAGCACTTTTACAAGGTCTTTTGGGTTTCCATGGCACATCAAAATGTCATTTTTCCAAATCTTCTTCCCGTTCTTGTCGCAAAGTCCTGTGAACCGGCAGAGGGTTTCTGAGCTAACTTTAAACCATCTAATTACAGGAGGGCAAAAAATCTCAAATATACTGGATACATCAATGCCGATAAATGTTTCACCCCTGCATTCCGTGTAATATCCTTCTATCCATTCGCCGTTATCTTTCCACTTTGCCTTGAAAAGGTTTTCTCTCATTCAACTCCACCGCCTTTCACAATTTCATCAATTGTTGTATCCCCTTCTATGCAATATTTTTCAAATAAATAATTCTCTAATTGCTCTACAATTTCATTTACGTCAAAAGCCGTTGGCTGTTCGTCAATTTTTTCAAGAATCTCTAAATCGTCAGAATATGCACAATGTATCACATGTTTTAATTTATCTGCATCTATTAATCTGCCCATTTAATTCCTCCACCTTTCACGATTTCAATTGCTTTATCAATTGTATTTGCAATATTTTCGTAAGCACAATCTTTATCTGCATCGCTTGTATTTGCAATTGTTAAGAAGTATCTCATTTTTAATTCTTTTAACTGCTCAATAACCTTGTCCACATCAAAAACTGTCGGCTGTTCGTCAATAACTGCACCTATTGCAAAATCCATATCCGAATTTCCAAGAGAGTCAATTATTTTGTCTGCATCAATTAACCGCATTTATTCATCCTCCCACACTCCCAACAACCGCATTCTCTCATACAGTACAGCGACGGTCTTGCGCCTGTATCCATAAAAGTCTTTTGGGTTCATCGGGATATATCTTTCTTTGCTGATTTTCCTGTAACTTTTCCGGTGTAGGATATTCTCAATTACCATATCCGCTATCACCGTGTTTTTAGGGCAAGCTGACAAGGCAGCACTGGAAAGCAGATATCCGTACTCTGCCGGGAAGTCTTTCAGCATCGTGTTCAGTTTTTCTATGTCCTCTGCCGGAATACCGTAGTCTTTCAGCTTTTTGTTCCTTGTCAGCATACCGTTCTCCTTTCTATTCGTCTGGGTGGTGCTTGTCGTACATGATTGCTACGCATATAAGACCAGCCACTCCGAATATGATTCCAAGCGTAAGTCCTAATAAGAACGTAATCATATAATCACCTCACTGTCCTCTGGCATCTGGTAATCAATATGTCCATTTACATAAGCTTCCTGAATCATATCCAGTACTTTCATGGCTTTTGCTTTGGTGGAATATTCAGCCATATTGCAGCAACTGCCTTGGCTTCCGATATATATTGCTACTGCTCCGTTAATATTTCGAATTGTTGCAATATTGAAAACATTATCAAGGTTTACTATTGCTGCTTTGTTCTGACTTCTGATTAACATTTTGCGTCCTCACTTTCTCATATAATTCAAAATATTCTTCAAATGTTTCTGGCAGTTTGATACAATCTGGCTCATAAGGTTTTGGATATACAGTATATCCGCACTTCGGGCATTTGATTTCCGGCGGATAGTATTCAACCCATTCCATGCTTCCGCCACATTTCCTACAACGAATGTATCTCTCTACTTTCTTTGGTTTCGTTTTGAAGAATGAAGTGTAATTATTTTTTTTCATTTCTACCCTCACTTTCCCCGTTTTCGTATTATAACCCGGCTTTTTCCAACAATTTACCTATATCGGAAATTTTCGTCTTCTGGTTGTACTCGAAAGAAATTTCGCCGTTTTTGTCGTTCTTGAACATTATCCTGCTTGTTACCGTGCAAGTATTACCAAAAAATTCTATACTTCGAAATCTGGTTGAATAGCTTGTGTATTTTGAAAATGCCTTCAAAACTTTCTGATACGTTTTATACTGCACACCTTCAAGAATTTCGTACCCCAGTTTTTCCTTGTTAATGACCGAAAAAGTTTCGTTATAATAATTGCACAACTTTTTAGAGCCTATTTCCCGGATAACGACGCAATCACTTTTTACCTCATGCACGAAACCGACCATAAATTCATTCGGGAAAATAGTAGTATTCGCCATAACTAGATCACCGGCTTTTAATTCATGCGTGTTAAATATAAACGGTCGAATATAATCTTCTTTCTTTGCCGTACAAGAAGTCAGTCCCGGTATGATCCTTGAAATAATAATCATCAAAATGCGTTCTTTATCTCTCATTTTTCTTATTCCCTTTCCCCATGTAAGCAACTGACACGCTATTGTGCAGTTAGTACATGATTTTAAACTCCCATCTTCTTAACCAGATTCTTATTCATCTCGTCAAATCTGACATCTGTGTTCTCTTCAATGTCCTGCATCATGCTCAGAACGCTCATTTCGCCCTCATTTGCCATTTCAACGTACTTATTGGCAGTTCTGACCACATCAAGCAATCGCTTCGTAGAAAAGCCATATAAACGTCTCAGAGCCATCATGGTAGTGACAGTGTTGATCGTGTTGCTCCAATCCTCACCAACAGTGAATCCATCCTCGTAGGCTTGCTGCTCTACGTCTTTTACCTGTCTATAACAGTTCTGCATAGCCCGCCCAAATGCCTGAGCTGCCTGATTAGAAGTCTGAACAGGGAATCTGGTCTTTTTCTTGACTTTTAACTTGCTACTCATTTTTTCTTCACCTTTCTGAACTTGTATCCTGTCACTCGATACGATCGTGGCGCACCGGGGTTGTCTGTCGCAAGTAAGCCACTTTCCAGCAATTCACCGAAATGGTTCTGTACGGTATGGCTAGATATACTCAGCCCTGCTGCGATTTCTGGAATACTTGGCGGATAATCATGTCCTTTCAAGTATCTTATGATGTACAGATATATGTCTTTCCTTGTCTGGATACCCTCATAGTACTTTCTTGCTGTGTTATATGGCATTTCTATCACTCCTGTCATGCTTTTATATTTCTTCCCATTTGAAGCGGCCCTTACCTGAATTACGCCACTGTCCGATGCCTCTCAGTTCTCCATAGTCAAGCCATTCTCTGACTGCTGCTTCATGGCTTTCGCATAAGCACTTGATTGTGAACTCAATCCAACTTCCGGCAGGTATTGTCTCACTATTTGCCAGTGCAATTCTTTCACCCTGCGGTGTTTGTCCTCTCAGTGGCCTCTGGCAAGTTCCTATTTCACCTTCAAAATGAATTGGAATTTTGCGTTCTTCAACGAAAATTAGACCGTCAATTTCTTTTTTGTAAGCCTTGATTTTTGAAGATTTTGAACCAGTTACCTTTCTCAGCATTCCACAAGCATCTTTGAAAAAGCCCTTAATCTGGTAATCCCAGTAAATCGGTACGCCGTTATCTCTCGGGAATACGGTCATGGATTTCTCAACCACTTCTTCAATTCCGATTGCTTCAATCTCTTCTTTTCTTGTTGGTGCGTCTGGCGCATTCGAAGCGATAAACGTTTCGTGAATCTCCGGGTCTGCGCTTGCTGTTCCTAAAATTTCTTCCAAAAATGTCAATCTTACTTTTAATTCTTTCATTCTGATATTCTCCTTGTAATTTTTATAATTTTCTTACATTGCCGTGCTACTCTCTGCCTTAGCTCATTCCACCACGGTTATTCCCTTCCCAGCGCATCGTCGCCGTTCCCCTGCGGTCTCTTAACTTCTCATTCCGTAGCACATCGCTGCTGTTCCCCGCCATTTCGTAGCTATTCTTATCTAATCATTACATTTCTACGCCGTAGCTTTTCCGTTCAGCGCCTTTGCCCCGCTTTTCCCATCTTTTCGCTGCCCAGCTATGCCGTAGCTATGCATATCGTTTCAGAACCTTTCGTAGCAACTCCTTTGCGTTTCCTCACAAGGCTGTGCCTTTGCATTTCAATTCACTTCGTTGATGCGCTTCTCCATAGCACATTCAATGCCACTCCACTCCTTGCACTTCCATTGCTGTGCTTATACGACATTCTTTTCCATGTTTCTTATATTTTGCATTTCCCTGTTGACACATCCTCAGCCCATTTGTAAAAGGCCAAAGACAGATACCTTGCCAAACTGTCTGGATAGATTTCATATAAATTCTCGATTTTTTTATGTAATGCATCAAAATATTCATCATCATTTTTCACATCGTAAAATTCTTTTATCGCCTTCCAGAACTCTGGCATGAACTTATGCATGATCGGAATATCTTTAGCTTCTACTTTCATTATTCACCTTCTTTATGAGTAACCGATAGTAACCGAAACGTAACCGTTCAAAAATCCGCAAACCATTGATTTTACTGCATGGTAACCGAGTAACCGAGTAACCCTGGATTTCTCATATAGGGAAACTTTTATACTCAATATGTGCATATAAATACTCATATATATATATACAGAATCATAGGTTACCTAGGTTACCCGGTTACCTTTTGAACGAATTGTTTGTTAATCAAACACAATATCGTCTGTAATCTCAAAATCATCATTACAATTAACAAATCCTTTTGGAATTTCATCTACAATTTTTAAGAACACACATTTGGTGACAATTCCGTCCAGTTTCTTTGCTTTGGTCGGATAACCTCTGCTGTCGGTTTCCACAAGTCCCTTCTTAACAGCCCATGACAAAAATGCTTTTCTGGAGAATCTTCCGATTTTGCATAAATCATCAAACGCTGCGCTATAGATTATTGCAGTTGACGTTTTCTCTACCGGGTCATTGTCAATAATTCCCCATCTTTCTGTTTTGATATCTGGGTTATCGTCGAATTTAATTCCGTTCATGGCAATCTTATCAAGTACAAACCAGTAGGCACGTTCATTTTCAGAAACCATTTCTTTCTCTGTCAGGAGGCTCTTCGCCGTCTCAATGTCAATGTACTGGCCATCATGGAACAGCTGATCTGTTGCGATTTTATCTGCTGTCAGGATAATGCTCATTGATATACTCTGCTTCTGCATTTTATCATCATCCTGTATAAGGCTCTGAAAATGCTTCTGTATGGCTTTTATATCGTCAATGGACATTTCCTTAACTACATTTACAAAATCGATTCCTGCGTACCCGTAGTTCTTTTTAAGGGTATCTGCGGCAAGCTGCGGGTCGTCAAATATCTTTTCAGAGCACTCAACCTCGATGATTCGGTTAATCGCTCCGCCCTGGCTGACATACCCAGCGAGCGGTCGTTCGCCGTTAGTCAGAATACAATTCTGCCAGCGATTCTCCCGGTTAACACCCAGCTCCTTGTTGGAGCGACTCTTTCCTTTTCCAGAACACAGGTCGTACACAATTCCCTCGAAATTATCTCGGATTTTAGCCGACACCTTTGAAGTATCATCCAGAATTAATGGAAGATTGTTAAGCATATCGGACTTTGCTTCCAGCGCCACATCCGTTGTCTTGAAGTCTCCTATGTATCGTGATTCACCCGGATTTGCCCAGACGGAAGCCCCCAACATAAGCGTCACAGTTTTACCACCCTCGGTTTCACCCCATAAGTCCACAAAGAACGGAAGAGCACCGACCAGTTTAATTAGAATGCTTGCGAAACTTGCAGCCAACATGATTTTTGGTTCGATTCTTCCAGTAGCACGAACCCTTTTTACATGTTCATACCACTCTGCTCTGCTGCCGCCTACACTGATACTTTCGTATAACTGCCGAAATCTCATATCACCATCAAATACGATATCCTTGTCGTAAGGCAGAAAATAATCTCGAATCCACCCGATTTTGCTAGAAGAATATTGGATGTTGATATAATCATCATTGGCATTTTCTACGTCTGACAGATACCGGACCAGATACTTCGCATTTTCCGAAGTGACTGAAATTCCCAACGCTGACAGCCCTACGATTTTAGTCGCGGATGTAATCATTGTCTTTGGAACGATAATTTCAGACCATTTACCGTTTCGCTTATATGCAAGCTTAATCTGCTCTTCTCCAGTCTCCATGTTTTTCATTCGTTCGATTGGAAGAATCGGATGATAACAGGCTATAATATCCGGTGATCCTGGATTTGTATTTGAAATCCTGATTCCCTCATCATCTGCCATCCAGTTGAGACATTTCATGCGGTCATATTCGCAATCAGAGAAATTTGTCCATTGATTTAATGTGGATACAGGTTTCTCTTGTTTTTCTTTCTCAAGGATCTGCTTATGTACTTTTGTGTAGACTTTTAACAGATCCTCAAATTTCTTCTTTACTCCAAGCTCTTTTGCCCTGTCCAGAAGCGTCAATGTCAAACGTGCCTTGTAAATCTCATCTTCTTGCTTGAATATCTCATTAAACACTTCTTCTTCCAGAATTGATTCTGATGTGAGCTTGTTAATCTGTTCCATTTTCTTTAATCACCTTCTTCCAATCCTGTTATGAATCCATGCTTATATAATGCAAGCTGTAATTTGTTCCATGCTTCACACCATCCATCTGATAATGGCCTTACTCTGCCAAGAACAGACCTGTAAAAGTCAATATCGGACAAACATTCCTGCAATTCTTCTTTTTTCTTCCGCTCTGCTTTCTCTCTCATTTCTTTTTGCTTCTGAGCGTGATATATTGCCATTCTGGAAGAGAAATCTGGTTTCTGGTAAGTTCCCCCAAGCATGGTAAAAGATGTCTTAAAATCGCAATTATCCATGTTCTGGACAAATGTAAAAATGTCACCAGTTGCACCACATCCGAAGCAATAGTAGCTGTCTTTGTAAATTTTCATGGATGCAGTACGATCTTTCGGATGAAATGGGCACCGAACGAATCCTGCTCTGTTTGGAACCATGCCATATCTGCTTAGAACGTCCCTCATGCTATTCTGTTGTTTAATTGTTTCTTTATTCATTTGACAGAATCTCCAAAATTCTTTTGCCAGTGTCTTTCTTGTCGCAAAACAGAAATTCAACACCATACTTGCGTTGCATCGTGCAAAGAATCTTATATAAGACATCTCCATGCATAACTTTCTGTTCCTGCTCTACCCAGATGCCATTCTCTTTAACTCTTTTCTTCGCCCTGGGATTCTCCCACCAGAGAACATCGTCCAGCTTTTCGATTCCTTTCCCGTGTTCGCATAAGAAGACAAGTTTTATTCCTGCTTCATTTGCCCGGATAATTTCAGATCGGAATCTTTCATGCTGCTGACATACATTTCCGCATAACTCTGCAAGGTTCTGTTTTCTATCAACTACTAAACGTGGGTTATCATAACTCATGTAATCACCCACATACAGCTTTGACACGAACCATTTTTCCCCTGCCTCGTCAAATACCTTTTTAATGCCATCAATAACTTTCTGATGTTCTCTGCTATCAATCTGTATCAATTAAATGGCATCTCCTCGTCGATACCATCAGGAATGCTCATAAAGCCGTCCGGGTCGGCTTCTGGATTCGGTGTAGGTGATGCTGTCTGTGCCTGTGAAGAACCTTTACTTTCGCCGAATTCGATTTCCTCGACAACAATATCTGTTGTATATACCTTCACGCCGTCTTTATTCGTATAGGATCCTGTCTGAATTCTTCCAGATAAATCTGCTTTCATGCCTTTTGTGAAATATTTTTCAATAAACTCCGCAGACTTTCCAAATGCAACACAATTAAGGAAGTCTGCTTTCTGATCAGAACCCTCTTTTACAAATCTTCTATTTACTGCAATGGAAAATCTTGCGATTGATGTTCCATCATTTGTATATCTGACTTCTGGATCTCTTGTAAATCGTCCTGTAAGAATAACTTTGTTCATTTTTTATTCCTTTCCACTATGCTGTTTATCGTACTCAATCAACATTTTGAGACATTTTTGCCCTTTTTCTTTTGTGAGTCCTTTCACATCGTCTACCTTGAAACGAGTTTTAATCTGTTCAAACAAGTTAGAACTCGGATATTTGTCAATGATGTTCTGGATGCTCATTACATTTTCTGAAGTAATCATCTCAACAGGTTCTTTTGATTCTGGCTTTTTAGCTGCTGTTTTCCCACTACTACCTGTATTAGTAGAATCACTGTCTTTGTTATCATCAATACAGAACAGCCCATTCAAAGCGTATTTTCTGGCATAAGATGAAGCTGCACCTGTCACCTGTGAAGAATCCATGCCTTTCTTAGACTCTTCTTCCCTTGCATAAGCAACGGTTGTAATCTCACCGGTATCTTCACAGTCGTTTAGATGAGCTTCTGCTCTGACATATATTCTGTCTCCAACAACTTCCATCCGATCTGTGACGTTTAACACGGTTTTTGTTTCTGCCAGAAGCGGCTTTACAGCTTCCAGAATATCCTCACAGCTCCTGTATTTGTATTTCCCGAAGGAATTGTACTGTCCTTTAGGGGCTTTCAGCTTTGACTGAATAATGCCTAACTTCTCATATATATTCACTTCTATTCCTCCTTGTCGTAAACCACATGCTTGCTACCCTCAACGATCAGCAAACTTGCGATATCTTTCATGGATAAGGTTGATTCATTATAGATTTCAACCAGTGCGTTGTATGCTTCCGGTGATACTTTCACAACCGGGTTATCCTTATCGGTTGCAGGCTGCTTCTTCCTTGCCGGAATAAGGATTTCAAAATCACTCATTGCTTTCCTCCTTACATGATTTCTGAGCCGCTAAAAGCCCATTTAGTGCTTGCGTGTAACTCGCCAACGTCCTTGCCTTGTACTGTTCCTCTATTGGATTATCTGGAACAAGTGCGAGCTGAACATCAATCAGTCTCAAGACTTCCTGTATTCTTTCGTTCATAGACTGGCTCCTTTAACTGCTTAAAAAAACAATAGATTGCGTCTGACTTATCCCCCATGCCCGGAACCGTCTTACCGTTCTGAATGGAATCAGCGGCGTGATATTCAAGATGATCCACGTACATATCTGGATTCTCCCAATCAACAATAGGAGCGTTTCGCTTGTTCAGTTCCTCCAACAAGATATTCACTGCAAGAACCATATCCCACTTCGGGAGGAGTCTTAATTCTTCAAGATTCATTTAACGGACACCTCCCATTGATAAGCAGTTCCAGAAGACATTTCTTTGCATTTTCGTAATTCTGAGATTCGGACTCAAAGTCGTAAAACTGGCGCAATGAAAAATGTTTTACGATCTCCCCTGCATCATTAAATACACAAATATAAACTCTGGATATGTCGTCACACGCCGTATAGTCAAAATTCACATGCGCCGTTGTTTCATTTGAAACCCTCAGACACAATTCGAACAATTCCTTAATTTTCTTCTCGTTCATTTTTCTCCTTTCATAGATTTCCTATCAGAATCAGGCTTATAACTGCCGCTGCCAGAATCCGATCAAATCCATTTGTCCACTCCCATGCTGGAAGGAATGTTAAAAGGATTCCGATTGCTATTGACATCAAAATTTCTCGTTTACGATATTTTTTCATTCGTACCCCTCTATCTAAGGAATACCCATGCTGCATTTGAAAGAATCAATGCCGCCATGGTAATTCCCCATGCACAGAACCATTTCTGTGTCTGTTTCTTGGCTTCTCTTACGACTTCCACTGCATAGAAACTTTCAAAATCTTCAAAACTGGTTACTTTTGCGCTATCCATTGTGCTTTTACCCTCGGTTTTCTTCATAAAAAATCCTCCTGTTCTCTTGCGAAATACAGGAAGAAATGTTATGATTGTCCTGTAATCCGCTAAGACTGTTTTAGTGGTTTACGGCTCCGGGGTGGAGGTGTCGACTCCCTCCGGGGCACTTACGTCAAATTTGCTTCTTTTCTTAGATAGTAGTTCAAGATGATTCTTGAACACTCATCTACAATCCTCTGATTGTCTTCAGGTGTATTATCCTTGCAGTAATCATCATGTATTCTGATTACCCCAGCCCCTTTTTTAATTGTTTTGATTACTGCCATTACAATCTCTCCTTTCTACGATAGATTATGATGTTTCTGCTATTTTGCTTCTTCTGCAAAATGTTTCTCCATCAAATCCTCCTTATATTGGCTTTTTATTTGATTTCTACATTTGGAATAATTCTTTCCGGATAGAAAACTAATTCATAGTGATATTTGTCTACTGTGTTCGGCTCTGTTTGCTCCATCACATAACAGGTCCAGTCGTTCAAGTAGATGTAATCCTTAAAGTATGTACCCTCACCTGTCTTGATAGTCATTACAAGCTCATCGCTACTGTTATTGCTAAGAGACATATACCCCTCTGCCTGCAACATGATAGTGTCGGTTCTGGCATTAGTTACGGTGATTTTTCTGTACACATTGAACTCATCCGCTTCTTTGTTGAGATTGTAATTTACTGTACTTGCTGTTGAGCAAGCAGTAACGCCTGTTGCCATGATTCCGAACACTAAAACCGCTGTTAATTTTTTCATTGATGATTTCCTTTCTATTGACGTTTCCTTTTCCCTCTACCTATAATGCATTTACAGGCACCGACATGCCGAGTATAACGAAAGGGGAATTATATGGTTGAAACAATTACACGACTGTATCATTGCCACAAGATTCACAAGCATGTGAACGTTTGTGAAGAGTATGAGGTTTCTGGTAACAGTCGCCGCCTACTGCGGTGCTCATGTCCATATCATCAATACACGGAAATGAAGCCGCACTGTGATGGGTATAATGACCATGGTTTTCAATGTGGTTATGCAAAAAATCAATAACCAGGCTCACTAACTCATCTGGTCGCTCACTTGGCGATAGGTAACAGTAAAGCCGTAGGTCACATTTGCAACAGTCTCCACCAGATTCTTTGCAGTGTTGGCTGACGGCTTTGTTAAATTGTAATGCGTCCATTGTTTTCACCTCCATGTTAAGAACTTTCTTTCTGTGCCTTATAAGAATCCGCAATCTCCTTATCTCTCAATGCGGAAAGATAAACGATTGCCATATTCTTGTTTTCTTCTGATAAAGTTGTAAAGATATCAACAATACGTTTTCCATCTTCAATATCAGCTCTTTCTAATGTAGTCATGCACTCACTCCTTTCTTGTGATATACTCTCCTGTGAAGGAGGTGTTCATTTGATAACAAGATATCAATATAAAATATTGAAAAAAGCTTTAAGAAATTGTGGATTTACTCCTGACAATCAGCACGAAGCAGATGCTTGCAGATACCTTTTCGGTAAAAAGTGCTTTATGCGTTCAAGGTCGCAAGATCACGCATATGAAATCACACAAGCGGGTGAAGTCGCCATGAAAGCATATTTTCAAGATATATCCAGATTTTGGATAACAACTGTTCTGTCCATCATTGCGCTAATTACCGGTCTTTTCTCAATTTCTATACAATCAGAGCCACTATTGCAATTATTAGAGAAATTATTGAGATAATTGCTAAAACGTGTGTGCAGATGGATAATGATTTCACATATCGTGAATATATTCCGAACTGCTCTTTCAGATATTCGTTATCCGTCTGCTCACTTGGAATTTCTTCGGGCATCTTCAAGTCGCCTTTTTCCCCTGTCAGAACAGCTTTTTTAATCTTGCCTGTCTCATATTGCAAATCCAGAACAAATTTCCAAATCTCTCCAAAGGACTCTTCGACTTTGTTTTTGTATCTGCTCAACTGTTTTCACTTCCTTTCTAGTCAAGAGCTTTGTAGATGGTTTTGTCTACTTTTTAAAGAAAATTTTTTCTTTCTCAGCAAGTGATGTGATTCCAAGCTCACTACAGAGAATATCTGTTTCCCTGTTTGTGAAGTCTGCCTTGTTCTTACATTTCATTCTGAAATACTGCCTTGAAATCCCTAATTTCTCAGCCAAATATCCATATTTCTTTCCAGAGTCTTTAATTCTCTGTTCAAGCAATGGAGTATCAACCATTCCTGTTCCTCCTTTCTTTTTGTTGATGTTTCTGTCTACATTTAACACTATAACCCATGTTGATATTTTTGTCAACAATATTTTCAAAAAATGTTGAAATATTTTTCAACACATGTTATACTCTCATTGTAAGCAGAAAGGAGGTAAACTCCATGAACATAGGAGAAAGAATTAGAAAGTGCCGTGAAAATTTAGACATGACGCAAGAAGAACTGGCATTAAAACTTGGATATAAGTCAAGATCTTCCGTGAATAAGGTTGAAAATTCAAGAGAACTTTCTATAAAGAAAGTGCGTGACTATGCTAAGGCATTAGGCGTATCGCCTGCTTACTTAATGGGATGGACGGAACATAAGCCAGACAATGCAGAATTAGTCGCAGATATCTCAGGAAATCCGCAGCTACTGTCCTGTATTGAAAAACTCACTAATCTTCCAAAAGACGACCAACAGTTAGTTTATGGCTACGTAGATGCTCTCTATTCCAAAAATAAAGCCGGGGATTAATTTCCCCGGTTTTTTAATACTCTGGCAATGAATCTATAGAAGAATTCAAGCAGACTGTCATCATTTATTTTATCTATCATCTCAATAATTTCCTTCTTATAATCCATAAATAACCCTCCCTGTCACAGCTACCGCCTACACTACAGTATATGTCCGGTTTGTGGGAAATATAACCGAACATTCGTTCTTATTATATCAACCCACAAGTCCAATAAAACGAGACACGCCTAAATTTCCTCTAGCTAACTGCCAGTGGTACACTGGAATATTCGTAATATCGAATATAATTTTTACTTTTGCAAAAAGGAAGTTCGCTTTGAGTGGAATTTTTATTGTTTCTATAATACCGTCTGTTTTCAAAATTCCCTTCGCGTTCCTGGTCAAGGTCGAATGCCTGCACATGTGTTGAGCAGAGTATATGTCAGAATCCTTGTGTACATAATCATCCACGCACATTGGAAGATGGATTATATAATTGACAAAAACTATAACCGATATCAAAATTAGTACTTTTTTGACTCTTTTCATTCTAAAATCACCTACAAACGTCTATTTACAACTATATTGCATGATGCTATAATCAACTATAACATATAGAATTCTTATTTAACGCAAATGGCGAAAATGACAATTTAAAGGACTGATTTGCATGAAAATTGCGATTTGTGACGATAATTCTTTACAGATTGATTTTTTTAAGGCTCATGTTGATGAGTTTTTGAAAAAGCGCGGAGACAAGAGTTACACGCTAAACACTTATAGTAGTGGAAAGCCGCTGATTGACGATATAGCAGACGGTCAATGGTACGATATAGTCGTGTTGGATGTGGTCCTTGATAATGAGAATGGCATAAATGTTGCAAGACAGCTCAGGAAAAATGGATATAATGGCAACATTGCCTTCTGGACAGCATACAAAAACTATGTATTTGACGCATTGGACGTCTTGCCAGTGCATTACATCATCAAAGGCTCTGAGCATGGACGCATGTATTCTGTCGTAGCACACACATTGGAAGATATCCGTGAGAAAGCCTTGACTATCAAAAACCGAGATCACTTACATCGGGTAGAATTCCGTCACATCGAATACATAGAAAGCCGAAATAAATCAATTCTCGTCCACTGTACTTGCGGCGTTATACATGTAGCACGTGGAAAGCTGTCAGATATAGAGCCGCATCTTGATGGAAGATTTCTCCGTTGCCATCAAAGTTATATCGTCAACATGGACGAAATTAAAGATGCATCAGATCATTTTGAGATGATATCGGGGGATATTGTTCCAATCAGGCAGAGGGAGGCTGCCAAAATAAGGAATCTATATAAGAATTATATCGAGAATTTTGAGTAATCGTGTCAAAAGGGGGAAATATGAAAAAAATACGAAATGTGTTGATGATCGTTTGGACCGCATTAATTGTATTAATGATTGTGGCCTTGATGAGTTCAAACGATCTTTCATCAGACAATATTATGGTCGTTGTTGTACTTGAGGTATTTGGAATTGCTGTTTTGTATCTTATTTTTGCACTTTTGCTGTCTATTAAAAATAAGGTTCAAAAACCTGCAATATCAAATAATTCCGTAGCAACCCAGCCGGCGGTTGTAGAAAAACCTGTTCGAGTATTGAATCTGAGAGTTATATCCGGTAAGGAGGATTTTGAGCTTGGTTCCAAACACACAAGATTTGATTTGAAGCAATGGAAAGATGGATCTGTTACAGTGTCAGATGCTCCAACCAAATATGAACTTTTCGACTATGAATGGAACGGGCCGGAATACAGAACAGTAGAAAAGACAACTACAACATCTCACACTAAAGGGAAAAGTAAAGAAAAAACAAAACGAAAAGGAAGATTAGCTGGTGCTGTTATTGGTACGGCTGCTACAGCTGTCACGCTTGGAAACCCTGTTGTCGGCGCAGCTGTCGGTGCAGCTGTTGGAACCGGAAAGAAAACTAAAGGAAAGAATAATTCCACTACTACTGGAACTGCTACCACAACAAGTGATAACATTGAAGTGGATTCTTATGCATCTATGAAAATGCGGAATATCGAAACCAATCAAATAAATATTATTGGATTCCGCTGTAGTTCAAATATAGATATGCAGTTAAAGAGCTTCAATATTTCCAAAAGCTCTGATGCTGTTGAAAATGTTCGAAATCAGAAAACATCCGTTGAACTACTGAAGGATTACAAAGAGCTTTTAGATAGCGGTATTATTACTCAAGAAGAATTTGACCAGAAAAAATCAGAACTTTTATAAAAAGAACCGGCTCCTGCTACCAACGGGAACCGGTTTTTTGAAAAATAAGACAATCTCGGTGATAATCTTACCTACACATTAAGTATATCATCTCCGGGATTGCCGTACAAGTGTAAAAAAGGAGAATGATGAAATGAATGAATCAGTATGCATCTATTTAAGGAAATCCAGAGCCGATCGGGAAGCTGAAACACATGGAGAGGGCGAAACACTCGCCAGACATCAGCGGATTCTGTTAGATCTCGCAAAGAAAAAAGAGTACATTGTGGGCGCAATTTACCGCGAAGTGGTATCTGGAGAAACTATCGCCGACCGCCCTGTCATGCAGCAACTCCTTCACGAAGTAGAATCCGGCATGTGGGACGGTGTTTTGGTTGTCGAAGTAGAGCGTCTTGCCAGAGGTGACACCATCGACCAAGGTGTTGTGTCCAGAGCTTTTCAATACTCTGACACGAAGATTATTACCCCTACAAAAATATATGATCCGAACAATGAATTTGATGAAGAGTATTTTGAGTTCGGACTATTTATGAGCCGCAGAGAGTATAAAACTATCAAGCGTCGATTAAATGCCGGAAGAATCTCATCAGTCAAAGAGGGCAAATACTGTGGAAACAAACCGCCTTACGGATACGAAAGAATTAAGCTCGCAAGAGAAAAAGGTTATACTCTCCGACCTGTTCCGGCTCAAGCTGAGATTGTAAAAATGATCTACACATGGTATGCAGGTGATGGGTGTGAGCAAATCGGAGTTGCGAAGATTGTACGGAAATTAAATGAAATGGGAATAGAATCTGCACAAGGCGGTGACTGGACTCCTGCCAGTATACAGGGAATTCTAACAAATCCGGTATACATCGGGAAAATACGATGGAACGGGAGAAAAACTGTAAAAACTATACAGAACGGACAAGTGGTCAAGACACGTCCACGATCTAAGGATGTCCTTATCTGCGAAGGATTACATCCGGCTATTATATCAGACGATCTGTATAATTCTGCACAAAAGATACGTCAAAAGAATCCATACCGTCCGATCAGCATAAAAAACACAGTTCGCAATCCACTTGCCGGAATTGTCTATTGCAGCAAGTGTGGTCGTGCCATGGTTCGCCGCCCTTATCAAAAACACGGGCAAGAAGATACTCTCATGTGTCCATATACGTCTTGTTCTACAGTGAGCAGCAAGTTATCTCTGGTCGAAAAGGCTGTGATTGATGGAATTAAGGAGATTGCGGAGGAATATAAATTGAACAATAACATTAATGTATCATCAAAGGCTATTGATTCAACAATAATTTCTAAACAGAATCTCATAAATGAAAAAGAAAACGAACTGAAAAGCCTGAATTCTCAGAAGGCAAAACAATATGATCTGCTCGAACAAGGCATCTACACCACAGAGGTTTTTCTTGAGCGTGCCAAAACTATATCCGCGTCTATCCAGTCATGCTCCGATACTATAGAAAAATTAAAAGAAGAAATCAAACATGATCAGAACATTATAAAGCAACAATCAGATTTTGTTCCGCGCTGTGAAGAACTGCTTGATAACTATTGGAGCCTTGATACAGAATCGAAAAATAAAATGCTTAAAAGCTTAATCGAAAAGGTTGTCTACTCAAAAAATACTAAAAACGCTTATGGGAAAGGAAACGAGATTGGTTTTCAGCTAGACATTTTCCCAAAAATTCAAAAAAATGATTAATGACATCTTCTATGTGCCAGTTCGCTAGCGCAATGATGCTATCATTAATTTTAAAAAGAAACTCCCGGGGAATTAACCCCGGGATATTTTATACTTTTTTGATGTATTTTGCAGAAACAAATCCGAAATACTTTCCGGCAATGCGGATGTAGTACCAGTCGGTTTTGTCTTTTGTTCCTATCAGCGACAAAAAGGTGGCAATGCCATTAGCCAATTATTAGATGGCAATCAAATCTTTCCAGGTGTTCTTTCCGCATTCCCCGTCAACGCTCAGAACCCCGTTTCTGGATTTCTGATACTGTTTTAATGCATAAATGGTATTTGCATCTGCTTTTCTGGATAAGCTCAGTGCTTTCCCGTTTTTTCCTTTAAATCCTCTTGCGATCAAAATCTCTTGAAGCAACAGGACAGAAGTTCCTTCGCTTCCAAGTTTTACTAATTTTGGCTCAAACATATAACCGGCTCCTTTCGATGTGGTCGTTGATGGTTTTGTGCTAGTTGATGGTTTTGCGGTAGGCTTACTTCCAGTAGTATTGGTAAGTCCACTAAAATCAATTCCTTTTCCAGTAAATCTAAGACGATGCGTCCATCCGTGACTGTACAGGTACCAGGGCTGTGTACGGATCTCATTTCCAGAATTATCTTTCGTATCTTTTGTGCCCTCCGAACTTCTGGCATGAACAATGTCGTTCTTACCAATCGCCATTGCTACATGACTATTGGATCCATTCGGATTATTGTCCGCCAGTTCCAGGTCACCTTTAATCATCTTTGCATGTGCGGTCTGATTCCTAGCAACGACCTCAAATCCGGCATTCAGCATCTTGAGCATATTGCCAGTATAAGAGCAATTCTCTTTGAGATAACGCGCCTGTTTGGTAAGCCCATTTTTGAGGAACGCATAGTAATAAGCAGTAAGTGCCAATGAGCTACAGTCAAAAGATTTCGGAATGTTAATTTCGTATAAGCTCCTAATTCTCTGACTGTATCCATGACTGTTATCATTCGCAATATTCACTGCAAAGCTTACTGCATCGTTTCTCACATTCTGGATAATCTGTTCTTTTGTCTTTGCCATTGTTCCACTCTCCTTTGCTTCTGTATAATCTTTATAAAACATATTTCTATCAACTTTGGTATTAATTCCTGGAATCGTTGCTTTTGAGCTGTACTGCCAGCCAACGCCCCAACTTGGACGTAATCTCTCAACTACTGTCCCATTATCATTTGCCGGATATCTGGCAATCCAGAAATCATGCTTTTTGAGGTGACTGCAAATCACGGTATTGTACCAATCAACGTTGCAGTAAATTCCGAACTTATATCCTGCGGATTCCACGATTTCACGGAACGCATCAGCCATCTTGTGAATACTTTCAGCTCCAAGTACTCTCTGTCTATGATTCTCTAAGTCGAGGAATACTGGAAACTGAATCTTTCTTCCGTTCAGTACGGAAACAACCTTTCTGGCTTCTGACTGGATTTCTTCAATTGTCATGGCATAGGAGTACTTATACACTCCCACCGGAATTTTATATTTATTGCATCCGGCAAAGTTGTTCTCGAACTGACCATCAATAACATTTCCAGCTTCTGTAATTCTCAAGATTGCAAAATCCATTCCGTAATTTGCAACCTTATTCCAATCAATCTTCCCTTGCCACGATGATACGTCAATACCTTTAATTTCCAATTTATCAGCTCCTTTCATGAAATCATGAAACATATTTATAAAATTTTCAAAGTTCTTAGTTAACTAAATGGTTAGAGGTAAATTATTGAGCAGTATTACTATTTAATCATCAGCAATTTGATACCTCCCCATATGGTCTCATTGGAATTTATTGTCAGTGTGGATGAGTCATCACTGTATGTACCTGAAAAAGTCCTGGTTGCCGCAAAATCTGCAATTTTAATAAAACTGACCTGTCGTTTTCCCACAGCGTTATTAACAAAAACAATATACATAAAGCCATTATTTGCGGAAGTTGATCCGTACATAAGGAAAGACGTATAATTCTCTTTCTCAAGCTTGGCTTGCACAGAAAAAGTCGAAAGATTTCGAACATCAAAGAAGAGCTTACTATTTAATTCATTAAGAGCCCCCACTACAGTCTTGTTTGAAGTCTGCAAGTTATTGATTACTGCATTTGTCAATTTATTGACCATCCAGTTCCAGATTCCGCTGAATGGTGAAAGTTTGTTTGTTTTTGATGCAGCATCATAGAGCATTAAGGTATCTGCATCTTCTGGAGTTGCCTTTACTGTGTATTCATTAAATTTTGCCATATTAATTCTCCTTTTCTATATTGAGCTTTTCATAGAGCTGATTTATAAGTTTTTCTTGTCGGTCAAGCTGTTCTTTCTGGCTTTTAATCATCGCGAACATTGCGGGTATCATGATACGTTCATTCCAGTTCTCAACTTGTCCGTCCACATGGTCAGTTGCTAATGGGAAGTATTTTTCAACATCCTCTGCAATGAACATTGGGAATTCGATATTTACACGTTCGTCATCTTTGCTTAGATAACCATCTTTGTATCTTGCGAATCTAGGCGTTATATTGTAAAGGTTGTCCAAGAATTCTTTTGACATTTCACTTCCAAGAATTTTATAGCGTTTTGATGAAGATGAACTCATGTATACACCATTTTCAAAAATTCTCAAGTAATTACCAGTCGTCAAAGTGTTTAGATTAAATATTTGGAATTGATCTGTCCCGTCCGATATATCCTCAGTCCCACAAATTATATTTAAGCCACCATCTATTACAAGTCCGTTGCCATAAGCGCTCAAGGTGACCCCATTAATGTTCACTTCTTCATTTTGTGCGTCCAGTATTATAATGCCGTTAGGAGATATTAATTGTTCCGCCAAATTATCAAGAACCCACCCGGCAATATTTCCAGTGTTAGCACTTAATTCACCAGTAAAAGTTCCGTCTGCTGAGTTCAAACTGCCGGAAAACGTTCCTTTTGTAAAATTCACTCCTGTGTTGTCAATATATCCAACTTGATTACCGGCTGAATCTCTAATAACTAATTTTCCATTGCCATTATTTGCACCGCCCAATGTCAATTCACCGCCAAGTGCCGCATTGAAGCTGATATACAGTTGACCATTCTTGTAGTACAATCCTTTCCATTTTCCATTATCTGAAAGAATCTCTACTATTTCCGTTTGTGTAAGCGATGCGACATCAAGAGCAACCGAATACGTCTGCATATCCGCAATGCTCGTTTTAGCTTGATCAAGATAGCAAGTCACTCTAATCATTCCGCGTGAACCAATAATTTGAAGTGAAGAAGTTATTGTACAAGCGCCTGTAGCTTCTGTTTGGTTAAGTGTTATAGTCGTCCAAGTTTTTCCAGAATCAGAACTTCTTTCTGCTTTCCACCATCCTGCATAGGCTGTCTCTTCTCCTTGACCATCACGATAATACACGTTAACGGTAAGCTTTTCTGGACTGACTTTTTTATCTTGCCCCATCAACAATATTTCCGTGTTTGCTCTAAGGTAGTACGTTCTTCCCGGAGGCCCGTCTTCTCCACGCATTCTCGCCCATGTATATTTCGCTGGGTCTGCAC